ATGACAATGTCATCGCAAAAGCTGACCCGCTTCACCTACCGCCTACGCCAGGATAAGAACGGCGACCATTACGCCTGGTTTGAAATCCGCTCACAGAACCGGCGCGCCAAGATCGGTTTACTACCTTCAGAAACTGAAGAGCTGTGGATTACCTACGCTGAAATGCCCCACTCCCTTGCACATATGGTTGATGATCGAACCTGGGATGCCCACCGAAAACCTATCTTAGAAATGCTTGCGGCTCACTACCTCCCGCCATCTCACTGATCACCCCTAAAACTGCAAAAATGCGCATGAAAACGCATAAAAAACTGTTCCCTTAAAACTGCCCTTCCGCCCAGCACTGGCGTGGCTTGAGCCGCTGCCGCAATGGTGCATAAAAACCACTACATTTAGCGCGCGGGCGGGGCGGGGTGACGATGGCGCGGCGTGGGGCTGCGTCGCTCGCTCATAGATAGCTTTAGTTAGGTATGCTTATAATCGGAGAGATCAGCAAAACCCTGGTAATTGAGGCTAAATAGATGAAAGTCAGTGCTTGGTCAAACGGCAAGAATCAATATGGCATCAGGGTGGGTAAACCTAACAGAAGAGAATACTTTGACCCACGATGGGAGGCGATTACTGTCACTGTTAATGGTGTGGCACACCGCTTTGCTCTTACCAAGGGGTTTTGGAAAGACTGTCCTGAGTTCAGGGATAAAGGTCAGCCGGTGATAGGACAGTGGCTAGCTAGCCAAGACCTATTAAACTGGCCACGAGGGAAGCCTCCGAAATTAGTTCTAAGCCATATTGAGGATAATTGCTTTGAGCTATGCTTGGCCTGATCTTCCTAATTGATTCTATTTTATATATGCAACAAGCCGCCCTCACTGGGGCGGCTTGTTGGTTATGGTTGCGAGACTAGCGGTTAGTGATGATGAGCTCGCCGCGGGGCTCGGTTGTCTTCTGGCCTACCGTGTATCGAATTTGTGTGGTGCGGATCGTTAACCCTTTGAACGCATCGCGCATTTCCGGCGTGTCGTTGACGCTGATCACAAACTGCCCCTGCCCTATTCGGGCTAGCTCACCCATCCGGTAGTACTCCTCAAGCGGGAAGTCACAGCCGTATCCGGCGGTGCCCCAGTATGGCGGGTCGAGATAGAACAGCGTGCCTTCCCGGTCATAACGCCGGATGCACTCTGCCCAATCCAGATGCTCGACCACCGCCCTGGATAACCGTAGGTGGGCATCGCTGAGATCTTCCTCAATGCGCAGCAGGTTCATTCGTGGTGGGGAAACCGCAGAGGTGCCAAACGTCTGGCCACTAACTTTGCCACCGAACGCCAGCTTCTGCAGGTAGAAGAAACGCGCCGCCCGTTGGATATCGGTTAGGTGGCGTGGGTCGATCTCTTTTTGAGTGAGATACTCTTCACGGCTAATCAGCCCCCACCGGAACTGCTTCACCAGTTCATCAGGGTGGTGCTTCACGATACGGTAGAGGTTAACCAACTCCCCATGCGCATCGTTGATTACTTCCACCTTGCTGGGTGCTTTCATAAAGAAGAGCGCTGCCCCACCGCAGAACGGTTCCACATAGGCAGTATGCGGTTTAAACAGCGGTAAGATCTGTTTGGCCAAGCGTCGTTTGCCACCCATCCAGGGCAAAATCGGTCGATTCATCATCCTTGAATACCTGTTCATACATACAGTTTTAGGGTATAGTTTTTTATCGCTTGCGGGGCCGGATGCTCCCTTTGTTTTCAAGGATGAAAGCGCGATTAGCGCCTGGGTAACCAGGCGCTTTTTTTATGCCTGAAGATCCAACAAATACGGATCGAACCTCACCACCTCTTCTCCCACGTGCTCGTTGATCTCTTTAAAAGTGGCTTGGAGTGGCTCTAGCTCGTTGGCCACATATACCTTCGCGGCTTTTTCCGCGTCGCCAAATCCGGCGGCGTTTTGAGGCACCACGCCCATTAGCTGCGGCGGGATTCGATGCCCAGCCAACTGGTCGTCGCGGGTGATGTTTTTGATGTTGTAGAACTCGTCCTTCGCCGCCACTTCCGAGACTGGGATGATCTGCACCCCGTCCTTTTTACCCCTAGGGGAGTAAAGGAACAGGTTGCGGAAGTTGCCCGGCCCTTTGCTCTGTTTAAGCGCCTTGCGCATGTCGTCGATGTCTTTCTGATCGTGGGCCGGGTCGTTGACGTACATGATGAAGCCCGCATGGCTGCCGTTGAGGTAGTAGCGGCGGCGAAAAAGGGTGGCGGATTCGTTGAGCCAGGCGCTTTGCAAACTGCCGATATAGTCCGGCACCCCATAAATGGTCTGATCGATATCCGGCTCAAGCAGATGAACGGTGCGCCCTTTGGGCAGCTCCACCCGCTCCATGTAGTTGGGCACCCACCAATAGCGGTCATTCTCACCACGCCGCATATACTTGGCGCCGCGATGCTGCAAACCCAGCCGCCGCCCTAACCGCCCGCGCACATCCTCAAGGTACCCATTACCAAACACCAGGTAGTCGAGAGCCAGCGAGCTAAAGGTGCGGCGATTCAACAGCGGGTGGGGAATAAAGGTTTTCAGCAGGATATTGCGCTTCACCTGCAAGGCGCTGCCGTGGTGGGCGGTGGCCCGGTAGCTCTTGGCCAACACGCTTAGCGGGATCGGCGGCTCATACCACTCATCCGGCGTTAGCCACACGCCTTCATACCAAACATCGCGCATGCTGGTGACCGGTTCCGGGTCGCCAAAGGTAAACGCCTCCATACGGCCGCTACCGGCGGCCACCGCCGGAGCGGTATCGTTTTGAACCTGATACGCAGGCACGCGAATGCGCGGCTTGGCCGCCGCGGTGTTAGTCGTCATCGTCGGAAAACTCCATGATGGATCGCCCAGCGCCTTCACTGGCTGGGCCGTCAAGTGGCTCAAAATGTAGGGCGTGCATGGTTGCCCACGCGAGATCCGCGTGGCCGGTCGCCTTGGTGCGGCCGGAAACATAAGTGAACTGGCGGCCGCTGCCGGTGAGCTCTTTTTTGATCGCCATAAAGGAGGCGGCCAGATCCGACCAGCCCGCATCAAATTCCAGCCGGTCTTTACGCATGATCTGCTGGGCTTGCAGCACCATTGAGGTTTTTAGCGAAACGTCATAGCGGTAGCGCACCACCGTGGGGAACCACTTCTCAACGTACTCGGCCACCGCACCGCCGATACCGGTGGTGTCGATACCGATGTGACCAATGGTGTATTTGTCGCGGAAGGATTCGATAAAGGCGGCCTGGTCTTCGTAGTCCTGGCCCTTCAAGCGGTGCCGCTCCAATACCCGGTGCTTTTCGTTGCTCGAGCGCGCGGGCAGAACTACCACCAGCCCGGCGCCGTCGCCATCTTCGCCGGTACCGGTGGGGTCGTAGCCAATCCACACTTCCCGATCGCCCACCGGGCGAGGCGCAAAGGGACGGTAGTCGTCCCACACTTCCCAGCTGTCCACCATGCAGGCTTTCATCACCGCCAGCGGGAAGGCGCTTTGGCTGTCATCGACAAAGCCACACATCAGCAGGTTGTCGAATTCTTCCGGCGAGTACTCCATGCGCAGCTGCTCAAGATCGAACAGATCACAGCCACCCTCGATAGCATCCAGCACCGTCACGATCTGCCGCCAATGGCCATCCGGGCACAGCTTGCCGTTCTTCAGCGCCTCATGACTGACATCAAACTCGGCGCGCTCGGATTTTTTACGCCGCTTGTTGAACAGCTCACCGTTCCAGAACGGATACCCTTCATGGCCAACGCTGGAAGGCGTGCTGAAATACGTCTGCCGCCACTTTTTATGCATGGCCATGCCAGACGTAACCTTCCTGAACTCGGCAAAGCGATGAATCCAGAAGTACTCATCCAGATAAACATCGCCGTGATAGCCCTGGGCGGTTTTCGAGTTGGTACCCAGAAAGTGCAGCTCGGCGCCGTTATCTAAAACAATCGGGTCGCCTTTAAGCTCCACATCGCACACCTCTTTGACGAACTGCACGATGTAGTTGCGGAAGATATGCGCCTGGGCGCGGCTGGCAGAAAGGAAGATCTTATTACGCCCGGTTTTGAACGCATCAACGATGGCCTCGCGGGCAAAAAACCACGTTGCGCCAATCTGGCGGCTTTTGAGAATATTGCGAATGCGGTGCTTATGCCCCGCTTCAAACCAAACCTTCTGATACTCGAACAAAGAATCGAGAAACGCGATTTCCAGCGCCTCCATTAGCTCTTCATTCAGCGCATTACGTCGCGGCTTCTTTTTCGGCCCAGCGTTGCGAGCTTCGATGTTCGGATTGAGATCCGCCTCACTACCCGTTTCTTGATACCGCCTTACACGTGCTAGTCGCTCAATCTGTCGGCCCAGCAGGTCAATCTCTTTGAAGTGCTTGCCTTCCTTATCAGGCAGCGCGATGAGCTGAACCATCCGCGCCTCAAGCGAGTGCTCAACGCGTTCGGTCGGCGTGGCATCTTCCCAACGGTCGCGCGCTTTCCAGCTATGCACCGTCGCAGGTTTCTCGTTAATCACCTCAGCAATACGCGCGACTCGCCACCCCTGCCAGTACAAATGGCGGGCGGTCATTCGCGGCGCTTCCTCGGCGCTTAAAGTCGGGGTGGGGGCTGTCGTCGTCATGTCGCCAGCGTACCCGCCGCGCGCGATGCCCACGCCTGCCGCGCCTTGTGCTAGCCCGCCCGCACAACGCGCAACCGTTGAGCCAAAACGCTTACACGCGGAACCTGAGCGCACATCAACCGCCGCCCCGCTCAGGAAGCCCAACATGTCAGGAAAAACTAAAAAATTCCGCGTCGCCACCGAAGGCGCAACCACCGACGGCCGCGAGATCCAGCGCGAATGGATCGAGCAGATGGCCGCCAACTACGACCCCAATAAGTACGGCGCCCGCGTCTGGATGGAGCACATCCGCGGCATGACCGCCGACAGCGTCTTTAACGCCCTCGGCGACGTGCTCTCGGTAGAAGCCCGCGAAGTCGAAGACGGCAAGCTCGCCCTATTCGCCGAGATCGACCCCACCGACGAACTCAAGGCCATCAACAAAAAGCGCCAAAAGGTCTACAGCTCCATTGAGGTCAACCCAAAGTTTGGCGACACCGGCGAAGCCTACCTGGAAGGCCTGGCGGTCACCGACTCCCCCGCCTCGCTGGGTACCGAGATGATCAAGTTCAGCCGCGAAGCGGGCGATGCCTCGCCACTGGCCAGCCGCAAGCAGCACGCCGAGAACGTGTTCACCGAAGCGGTAGAGATTGAACTCGACTTCAGCGAAGAGAAGCCACCGGCCGCCGAAGGCCTGAAAGCCAAGATCGCCGCACTGTTCAGCCGCCAAGACACCAAAACCGCCAAAGGCTTTGAAACCTTCCGCACCGAACTGGAAGGCACCTTGGAAGTGGTCGCCGAGCACTACAACGCCCTAGCCGACGAACTGGAAACCCGCCCCACCGCCGACCAGTTCAGCCAGCTACAAACGGCCCATGACGATCTTAAAAAACGCTTCGAAGAGCTCTACACCCAGCTCGACAACACGCCGGACACCTCGCGCCGTGCCCCCGCTACCGGCGGCGAGGCCCAGCTAACCGACTGCTAAGCGCTGGCCAACCAGTAGAAACCAGAGCCAACGCCACCACCTCAAGGAAACCCAATGCGCAACGATACCCGTAAAGCCTTTAACGCCTTCAAAACTCGGTTAGCCCAGCTAAACGGCGTCGACAACACCGGCGAACAGTTCAACGTCGAGCCCAGCGTCCAGCAGACGCTTGAGAGCAAGATGCAGGAATCCAGTGCCTTCCTGGGCCAAATCAACGTCATTGGCGTGGATGAGATCAAAGGCCAGAAAGTCGGCCTGGGCGTCTCCGGCCCTATCGCCGGGCGCACCAACGTCGATGAAAAAGACCGCAGCACCCGCGATGTCACCGAGCTAAGCGATACCACTTACGAATGTGTCAGCACCGAATTTGATACCCACATTCGCTGGGCACAGCTGGACGCCTGGTCGCGCTTCCCGGATTTTCAGGCGCGCATCCGCAACGCCATCATCAAACGCCAGGCGTTGGATCGCATCATGATCGGTTTTAACGGCACCAGTGCCGCCGTGGAAACCGACCGCACCACCAACCCCATGCTGGAAGACGTCAACAAAGGCTGGCTTCACCACTACCGCACTCACGCCCCCGCCCGCGTACTCACCGGCGGCGCCACGGCGGGCAAAGTCATCGTTGGCCCTGCGGGCGACTACAAAAACCTCGACGCCCTGGTATTCGATGCGGTGAGCGAAATGATCGACCCCTGGTTCCGGGAAGACACCGCCCTGGTCGCCATCATGGGCCGCAAAATGCTGGCCGATAAATACTTCCCCATGATTCAGCAGTTCGCCGAAACGCCCAGCGAAGCCCGCGACCTCGACATGATGGTCAGCCAAAAGCGCGTCGGTGGCCTGCAAGCCGTGCGCGCGCCCTTCGTGCCCGACGGCTCCCTGCTGATTACCTCACTGGCCAACCTCTCGCTTTATTGGCAGTTAGGCAGCCGCCGCCGTCATGTCATCGACAACCCCAAGCGCAACCGCATCGAAAACTACGAATCCAGCAACGACGCCTACGTGGTCGAGGATTACGGCTTCGGCTGCCTGGTTGAAAACATCGAACTGACAGAAGCCGAATAAGGGGAACCGATGAAAAGCCCAGCCCGTAAACACTACGAGCAAGTGACCGCCGCGAAAGCGGCGGGCGCTGCCACCCCTGGTCAGCAGCAGGCAGGCGAGCAGTACGAGCTCCACGCCGCTGCGCTCTATGACGCCACGCGCACGCTGAAAAGCATCAAATCGATCCAAGCCAAAATCGAGAAAAAGCGCGAGCTGCTGCCCGACTTTCTGCCCTATGTGGAAGGCGTATTAAGCGAAGGCAACGGCGCCAAAGACGACGTGCTCATGACCATGATGGTCTGGTGCATCGACGTGGGGGATTTTGAAAAAGCCCTCGCCATTGGAGCCTATGCCGTGAAGCACAACATCGACACCCCCGACCGCTACGCCCGGGACACCGTCAGCATCCTGGCCGAAGAGATCGCCGAAGGCGTCAAAAGCGCCTTGGCCAAGGAAGATGCCGACGCCGATGCCCTCGCCAACGTTATGGCCCGCGCCGCCGCCATCGTGGATAACCACGATATGCACGATGAGATCAAAGCCAAGCTGCACAAGACCTACGGCTACGCCCTGCGCGCCGCCGAAGATACTGAAGGCGCGCTTGATCAACTCAAGGCCGCGTTAGCGCTGGATGAACGTATTGGCGTCAAGCAAGACATCCAACGGCTGGAAAGCCAACTCAAAAAACAGGGTGGCCAGGCCAAGGCCTGACACCAACCGAGTCGCACCCCGACGGCAAGGGGGCACCGCCCAGCAAGGGCTTTTAGCCTCGCGCGAAGCGGTCCACCCCCTTCTTAACCCCGTCGGTAACAACAGGTCGCCATTATGCTTGGCCACAGCACCAACCCACCCAGCCCCACGCTGGACATCATCATCAACAACGGCTTCTGGCCGGATATCGATCCCAACGACTTCCGCGAAGAGGAGCGCGTGCACAACGTCACGCCGCCGCGTTTACGCCAATCGCTGCGCGCCGCCGTGGCCGATGTTAACCGCCAGTTGGCCAACTACCAGCACGCGCACCAACAAGCGGGCCGCATGGCCTGCGACGCCATACCACCGGAACCCTGGCAATCGCCCGGCGATATTCAGTTGCTTTACACGCGCGCGGTGTATGCCCAAGCCCAGGCGGATCTGCTCGAACGCTACCGCGACGCCTCCGCCACCGGCAAAGGCGACGAACGCGGCGAGGCCAAAGACCTGGCCGCCGATGACTACCGCGCCGATGCCCGCTGGGCCATCGCTGAGCTCGTCGGCCGCCGCCACACCACGGTCGAGCTGATATGAAGCGCACCGTATATGCACACCAGGGCGAAACGCTGGACGCCCTGCTTTACCGCGTCTACGGCAAAACCGCCGATATCACCGAGCAGGCACTGCAGCTAAACCCGCATCTGGTCAACCAGGGGCCAGTACTGCGCGAAGGCACGCCGGTCACGCTGCCCCCGCCACCGGAAGCACGCGACACCACCCAACCGCCCATCCAGCTTTGGAACTAAGCGACCATGAGCCACCCGTATGAAATCACCACCGAGAGCGTCAAAGTCGCCCCACCGGCCATCGTCTCCCTACTGCATATGGGCGGCATGACACCCGCCGACTGGGTCACGGTACTCACGCTGCTCTATCTCGCGCTGCAAATCGGCCTGCTATTGCCGCGCTACCTAAAACGCATCCGTAACTACCTAGAGGAGCGCCGCCGTGAGTCTTAAACGCCGCCTTGCCATCGGCGCGGCAGCCGGTGCGCTCAGCCTCGCCACTGCCGTGGTCTCCTATTACGAAGGCTACCAGCCCACCGCCTACCGCGACCCGGTTGGCGTGCCCACCATCTGCTATGGCCACACCGCCACTGCGCGCATGGGGCAAACGCTTAGCCAGGAACGCTGCACCCAACTGCTGCGGGCGGATCTTGGCCACGCCTTTTCGGCGGTGGATCACCGTGCCCAGGTTGATCTTCCACCACCCACCCGCGCCGCGTTCGCCTCCTTTGTTTACAACGTGGGGGAAGGCGCCTTTGCCCGCTCCACCCTGCTGCGAAAACTCAACGCCGGGGATCTACGCGGCGCCTGCCACGAGCTAAGCCGCTGGGTATACGCCGGTGGTAGAAAGCTTAACGGCCTGGTCACACGCCGCGCCACGGAACGCGAACTGTGCTTGAAAGGCATTGAGCAGGAGCCAGCACCATGACCCGCCTACTCACTGCCCTGGCCATTCTGGTGCTGGTCGTGCTGGTGACCTGGGCGCTCTGGCAGCGCAGCAACGCCGCGGATGCCCGCGCCGAACTGGCCGAACAGCAGCTGGCTGAATCCCACGACCGGGAACAAAAAAGCCTGGTGATTATTGATGCGCTTTGGGAGAACGCCCGCCGCCTGGAAGCCCAACGTCGTGCGCTGGATGAACAGCAAGCGGCGCTTAGCCATACCGCCGCCAACCGTTTGGCCACCATAGAGGAACTCCACCGTGAAAACGCCACGCTACGCGCTTGGGCCAACACTCACCTGCCTAGCGCTGTTATCCGCCTGCGCAAGCGCCCCGCCGTCACCGGTGCCAGTGATTACTATCAATCGCTGCGCGACGCCGAGCCCCTGCAGCCTGCCCGCGAGTAATCCGCACACCAACGGCGAACTGCACCTGCAGCTGGAGCGCACCGAAGCCGCCTGGGCACAGTGCGCCGCCGAAGTGGATGCCATCATCCTTTGCCACAGCGAAGCACCGCAATGATCAAACTCCAGTCCCTACGCCAACACCTGCTCGCCTCTATCCCAGAACTAAAGCGCAATCCTGAGCAGCTGCACACCTTCGTCAATGACGGCAAGATCAAGTTCGCGCGCGGTACCAACCTAAGCCACCAATACACGGTCGATGCCCAAATCATCATCACCGACTACAGCGGCAGCCTCGACACGGTGATGATTCCGCTACTGCAGTGGCTTAACAGCTACCAGCCCGATTTAGTCGAAGACGAAGCCGTCCAGATTGAGGCCGAGATCCTCAACAACACCCATTGGGATCTCGCCTTAACCGTCCGCCTCACCGAACGCGTCGTCGCCAAAGTGGATTGCCAAACCGGCGACATCAACGCCGAACACCGCATGCCGGAATACCCGGTGGACGCCTGCCCGGCGAAAAGCTGGCAGTTGTATGTCAAAGGCCCAAACGATGCAGAGCACGTCCTCAAAAGCGAATGGCAAAGCCCTGGTGGCGGCGAATGAGCGACGACCTCCAGCAGCTGGAAAGCTGGCTAACACCGCTAATCAACAAGCTCAGCCCCAAAGAGCGCCGCGTGCTGGCCAGGGAAGTCGCGCGGGATCTACGCATTGCCAACCGCGAACGCATCAAGGCCCAAACCAACCCCGACGGCACGCCTTACGAGCCACGCTCTGAAATACGCGGGCGAAGCGGCCGCATCCGTCGAAAAGCCATGTTCACGAAGTTACGCACCGCCAAATACCTGCGCATCAAAACCACGGCAGACACCGCCGAAGTGGGTTTCCTGGGCCGCATCAACCGCATCGCCCGCGTACACCACTACGGCCTGCGCGACCGCGTCGAGAAAGGCGGCCCGCAACACCAATACGCCCGCCGGGAGCTTGTCGGTATTACACCGGCCGACAGCGAACGCATCGCCGACAGCGTGCTCAATCACCTTTCACCACCCGGCCGCTAAGCGTCACTTGTCCTGGCTAGTTGGCACAACGCCCACCGCTACCCATCCACGCGTAACGACACCACCATTAACGGCATGACTAACGCCGCCGAACTACTCCGCCTGATACATAACCTGATCCGCTTTGGCACCATCGCCGAAGTCGATCACGGCAACCCTAACGTCGAGCCTGTGCAAGCGCCGCGCGTGCGGGTCGATATTGGCGATATGAAAACCGGCTGGCTGCGCTGGATCGAAACCCGCGCAGGCACCACACGCACCTGGTGCCCACCAACGGTCGACGAGCAGGTCATCGTTATTTCTCCCGGTGGGGATCTAGGTGCCGCCGTGGTACTGACCGGCTTGTTTCGTGACCTGCACCCCGCCCCCAGCGATAACGGCGACCACTTCCACGCGGTGATGCCTGACGGCGCGGTGATCGACTACAACCACGTTGAGCATCATTTGAAGGTCGACATTCCTGGCGATATCACCATCAACGCCACCGGCGAGATCCGCATTACCGCCAGCGGCGATATGCACCTCAAGGGCCGCAACATTTATGAAAACTGAGGAGCTATCACATGGGCGTTAAAACCAGCGATGAAAACGCTATCGACTACACCGACGACTTCGCGCAAATGATCGCCGTCGGCGAGCAGATCCGCGACGAACTCACGCTGATTCGTGAGGCGCTTTATGCCGGTAAGCAAGCCGACGGCAATTCACTGGCCACCAGCCAACACGCCATTGCCCAAGCCATCGAGCAAATCCGGCAACGGGCCAGCCAAGAGCAGCTGGGCATTTTCACTCGCCCCATCACGAAAGGCGACGGCGGCCTAAGCCGCGCCGCCATGATTAACGCGCTCAAACAGTCAGACCAGCTCGACAACGTGCGCCAGGAAATGGCGGCCCCCACGCCGCTATAGGAGAACGCCCATGCCCGCTGCTACCCGTCTAGGCGATATATGTACCGGCCACGGCTCATGCTCACCCCGGCCGTCGGTATCAGGCTCGCCCAATGTGTTTGTAAACCGCATCCCCAGCCACCGCGTGGCCGATGCCTGGGCGCGGCACTGTTCCCATGAATCCGTCTTAGCAGCGGGCTCCAAAACGGTATTCGTCAACGGCCGCCCCAAAGGCCGCGTTGGCGACCCGGTCGCCTGTGGTTCGCTGGTGGCCACCGGCTCGCCCAATGTGTTTGTAGGGGGCTAATCATGGCAGGCATGCGCACATCAAACGGCCAACTTGTTAGCGGGCTGGCCCATATCCAGCAAAGCATCCGCGACATTCTCACCACGCCCATTGGCACCCGCGTGATGCGCCGGGAGTACGGCTCCTTGCTGCCAGAACTCATCGACCAGCCGCTAAACGACACCACCTTGCTGCAAGCCTACGCCGCCAGCGTGATGGCCATTACCCGATGGGAGCCGCGAGTGCGCGTGCTGCGCGTTAACCGGCAAGTGGATGCCAGCCAGCACGGCCGCGCCCTACTCGGGATCGATGCACAAACCCACGATGGCCAGCGCCTACACATCGAGGTGCCGTTCTCATGAGCACGCCCATTGATCTCTCTCAGATCACACCACCTGACGTCATCGAACCGTTGGACTATGAAGCGCTGCTTAGCGAGCGAAAGACGCGACTACTCGAACTCACGCCCATTGATGAGCGCGACGATCTCGCGGCCACACTCGCGCTTGAAAGCGAACCGCTTACCAAGCTGCTGCAGGAAAACGCCTACCGCGAACTACTGCTGCGCGAACGCATTAACGACGCCGCCCGCGCCGTCATGCTTGCCTACGCCGCCGGAGGGGATCTCGATCAGCTAGGTGTTAATTTCCAAGTCACGCGTCTAATGCTCGACCCCGGCGACCCAGACGCCGTGCCACCGGTACCGCCCACCTACGAACATGACCGGGACTTTCGCGCCCGCATTCAGTTAGCGTTTGAAGGCCTATCAGTGGCCGGGCCAGTAGGCGCCTATCAATTCCACGCCGCCGCTGCCCACCCAGATGTGCGCGATGTCGCGGTGGAAAGCCCCGAACCGGTGGATGTGGTGCTGACCGTGCTATCCCGCAAAAACGACGGCATCGCCACACCTGCATTGCTCGATACCGTGCGCGACTACCTGGAACCCTTCCGGCCACTGACCGACCGGCTCACCCTGCAGCCCGCCGACCGGGTCGACTACACCATCAACGCCACGCTGACCCTACGCCCCGGCCCGGATGCGGAGCTGGTGATCGAGGAAGCCCGCCGGGAGTTAAACACCTACACCGACGCCCGCTACAAGCTTGGCACCTGGGTGACCCGTTCCGGCATTAGCGCCGCGCTCACCGTTCAGGGCGTGGAAAACGTCACGTTGCATAGCTGGCAGGATCTACGCAGCCAACCCCACCAAGCACCCCGCTGCACCGCGATACACCTAGCAACGGAGCGACTGCCATGATGCATTTGCTACCGCCCAACCGTAGCCCACTGGAAGCCCGCGTTGCCGCCTCGCACCCGCTGGCCCTGCCGGTACCGCTGCGCACGCTCTGGAACCCGGCCACCTGCCCGGCGGAACTGCTGCCGTTCCTCGCCTGGGCGTTTTCGGTGGATGTCTGGGAAGCCGACTGGCCAGAAGCCACCAAGCGCGCCGTGATCGCCGAAAGCTTTGCCGTGCACCGCATCAAAGGCACCCGGCTGGCGGTCGAAAAAGCCCTCGCTGCCATGGGCATCGCCGTCACGCTGACCGAGTGGTTCGAACAGCAACCGACTACCAAGCCAGGCACCTTCCGTGCGCGCCTGCACCTGAACGACAACCGCGAAGTAGCCGACCAGCTCAGCGGCACGTTTTATCAGCAGATTCACCACGCCATTCAAAGCGCCAAGAACCTGCGCAGCCACTACGATTTTGACCTTTCCGCCCAGTTCGGCCCCAGCCGCATTGGCGTGGCCAGCGCCCAACGGGCGGCGGGGGTGGCGCGCAACGATGCCCGCCCGACTCAACCGCCACTTGAGATCGCCGCCGACATGGCCGTTACCGCAACGCATCAGGCCGGTGGATTGACGCGCCGCGCGGCACAGGTAACAGCTGACGCCACGCTTTCACCGGCATGGCTTGCCATTATCGGTGCCTGTCGCGGGCTGGCCGTCACTCGTCGGCTCATGGCCAACGCACCCGATACCGATCTGCCTGATTCTGTGGCCCAAGCTAATCTCCCGGCGACTTCGCTGTTAGTCGCCGGTGCCTATCGCGGACTGGCCGTCACTCGTCGGCTTATGGCCAACGCACCCGATACCGATCTGCCCGACTCTGTCGCCCAAGCTAACCTTCCGGCGGCTTCGCTGTTAGTCGCCGGTGCCTGTCGCGGATTTGCCGTTACTCATCACACCATGGAGAGCACCACATGACAGCGCTGGTACCCGTTATTACCACGGCAGGCCTCGCCGCCGTATTCAATGCCGAGAACGATGGCCTAGTCGCACGTATTACCCACATCGCTATCGGTGACAACGCCCGCAATCCCAGCAAAAACGAATTCAAGCTGGTCAACGAACGCAGGCGCGTCAGCATCGCCGATGGCCAACGCGTCAGCGCCCACCAAATTCACCTCACCGGCGTGGTGGATGGCGATGGCCCCGAGTTCTGGGTGCATGAAGTGGGGTTCTTTCTGGAAGACGGCACCCTGCTCGCCGTCTGGTCTGATTCCCAGCCGCTAGCCTACATCTCCAACGCGGTACCGCTACTGCTGGCGTTCGATCTGCGCCTCGATGCCCTGCCCGCCGAATCCGTCACCGTGGAAAGCACCGGCGCGAATCTCTCGCTGGCCGCCTGGGGCGAGCAGTACACCGCCAACGCGGCGGCCATCGTCGACAACATGGCCCGCCAGGTCAATCTGCTCTATCGCGTGCACGAGTTAGAGAAACGCGCATGAGTACCCAGGCCCCCACGATCAGCATGGTGGCCGGTACCACCTACCGCTTTAGCGCGGCGTGGGCCAGTGAAGACGCGGCCGCGACCCCGGTGGATCTCACCGGCTGCGAAGCCACGTTCGTGGTGGCCACGACTCAAGGCACACCGTTGCTTAACTGTGAAACCGGCAACGGTATCGAGCTGGTACCCAGCGAAGGCGGCATCAACGTGCATATCCGCCCCGAGCAAACAGCGGGCGCCGTATCGCCGGAGTGGTCGGGCGCCCGTTACGAGCTGCGCATCACGTTCCCGTCCGGTGATGTGTACAGCCTACTGCGCGGCCACTTCCAGCTAACGCCGGGGGTGATCCATGGCTAACGCCACCCGCTTAACCATCACCATGCCCGCGCGCTCGGTCACGGTACATCTACCCGCGCCGCAACGCTTTCAGGTCATCAGCCACGGCACGCAAGGCCCGCCCGGAACTCTCTCGCCGGAGATCCTTGCCCAAGTGGAGGAAGCCCGCCACGCCACCCAGCAGCTCGGCAGCATGATGGCCGCGCTCACCGATGTCATTAGCTACCACGGCGGCATGATCGCCGCCCAGGAGGACGCCACCCCATGAGCTTTGATGAAAACCTCATCGCCCTGCGCCAAGCCGTCACCCACACCCTGGGGGTGATTGACGGCAAGCTGCGCAACAAGGCGAATAAGGCAGACGTGCCCACCATCGAGCAGATCGACCAGCGTTTCAGTGCGCTAGCCGGTAGCGCGCCGGAGACCCTGGACACTCTAGCCGAGCTCGCCGAAGCCCTGGGCAACAACCCCAACTTCGCCACCACCATCACTGAAGAGCTGGCCAAGAAAGCCGCCAAGACCCAGGTCAGTGAAATGGAAACCCAGTTAGGCGAAGCCCTCACCGCCTTAACCGACGCCTTCACCCAAGGCGCCGCCACTATCCAAAACAGCACCACCAATGAACAGGAGGCCACATGAGCCTAGAAACACAAGTCACCGCGCTGGTTAGCGCCGCTAACAATCTGACCAGCGAAGTCGCTAACAAGATGAAGGGGATTGATAACAAGGTTGATCAAGCGACTCAAGCCGTTCCCGATGCAGTTCGAAGTTTGGCTAGTCAGCGCTTCGTAGTTGATCAGGAGAGAGGGGATGACAATAACAATGGGAGTCAATCTTCTCCCCTAAAGTCATTTGACGAGGCAATTAAGCGTACACCCGTCTCGAATGTGTGTCTTATTACTCTCGTGGGAAACTATCACTCTGACGCTTCTATCCCATACGGTTGCGACCTTTATATCACCGGTTTGGAAGTCGGTAGCAGCAACCCCAGAGATATTCCGAAGATCACATTCGGCACTTGGGTGACACGTGTTCAGTCTACAGGGAAAGATTACTTACGCGTGGGTGGTTTTGTACCTGAGACCAACAATATCATTGCGTTTCGTGACGTAAAAATCGTCATGCCAGATGACTCAATCGATCCTACGGCGCTTAAAAACTCTTTCTCTAGTGTTATCCGACACCGACTTGCTGAAGCAACTGCTTCAATCTCTATAGTGCTAATCGATTGCACCGTAGAGCGCCCATTAAACCCATCACATACTCTGATTGGGGCGGGATATGTCATTACGCTAGCCGTGCGCGCGATCCAGGTAAACGGCGAGCCTATGGAAGGCTGGTGGTGGGATGGTGGCCCAGGCGGCCCATTGCGGGTCGATGGTGGCACTGACTCAAAGACAGTTGCGAACCTTGTAAAAACTAACCTAGAGCTTATCTAAGGAGCTTTTAATGCAAATTAGTTCGATCAAATACGATGGCTCCGTCTACCTGGCAATGACAGTCGACAAACTGCAGCAAAAAGGGGTTCCCGTTGAGGTCATCGTGCGAAAATTGCATGACAACCTGAGCCATCAAATCGACACCGCCGCAGGCAACGCCCGCGCCGCCTTCGTCAGCCCCGGCAGCTATATCGACCAGGAGTACCTGCTGGCCAAGCAAGAGGCTGGAGAATGGTTAGCAAACGGCAAGGATGAAACGGCCATCCCCTCCAGCGTCAGCGACCACATGGCCATGTTTGAGGTCAGCGCCGAAGCGGCCGCCCAAGAGATCGTCGCCACCGCCGAAGCCTGGGAAACCGCCCTGCGCGATATCCGCAACCTACGCCTGGGTGGTAAAGCCGCCGTGCAACGCGCCGACACCATTGAAGCCGCAGAAGAAGCGGCCCAGCAATCCATTGAGCAGCTCAACCGTTACCGACCGCCGGAAGCGTAACACCTGCCCTTAACGAACGAAGCCCGCCAATGTGTTGGCGGGCTTCACACTTTAGAGCTGGGACAATACCTTACCTAATGCCACTGACATGGCTATCGCTCAACAAAGCATCCATAAACAGCGGATCATCAAACAGCTCATCGAGCGTTTCTTCAATCGCCAATTCTACAGGCCTGGCTAGGTTAGACGCAGACTGGTACATCAGGCCTTTATGTTCAGGGGCAACGGATATTTCTCTGCTGAACAGCACCTCATCAGCTTCTGACATCACCTCTAGCTGAATCGTAGACTTACCTACCGCCTTGCCTGTAAAGAAAGTGTCTATCAGGTGTAAGTTCGAGTACAGCTCGGTGATATCGCCTTGAATAATGACAGAAGCATCACCGTCTAACCCAAACCCTCTGGCTAACAACTCCTGCTCGATGGCAGCCTTCACGGCTTCTTCTACTGGCTCCTCACTATGAATCGACGCCATCGGAAAGCCCCAGCTGTGTCGTTTATGACTGATACGGCGCTGATCCTCACGCGCATCCTCAACCACAACATTGACCGCAACCTGCGAAGCACCCTCAACAGGGGTAACGTCTGGCTGCGGTTCATAGGCCAGCTTATGAGACTCAGGTATGGCCGCACAGCCGTGCAATAGCGCTAACCCAGCCAATAACCCTATAATTTTCAAGCACTTCATGTGTTCCCCTTGCTACGTCATTTTTTAGTTTTGAGGTTTAGTTTGCCGGGAAACCTTAAAGGTAAATTATGGTTAGTCAACTTTTTTGAGCGCACCTACCACATGGGAATATTTGAGGAGGCAGCAGCACAGCAAGTCATCGAAAAGCTCGACCGCTATCGACCTACGGAAGCGTAGCAACCCACTAATTTTCAGAGCCCGATGTAAGCCTGTATTCTTCGTCTATCTTTCCGACCATTCTACCTAACTCAAACCAAGCATTCTCATGCTTCGAAAAGTCTTCGTCCATATGCAACAGACGTTCTACCGTTTGGCAAAAAACCTTTTCACCCAGTCCTTTTTTAAAAGCATAAGCACATTTCATTATTGAATAAACATCGATATTTTTACTTACTCGCTTTTTCATATGTGAAACAAACAAATAAAACAACCTACCATCAACTTCTAACTGTTGAAACATAAAACCATAGGCCAGATAAACCTCATAAAAGAAATTTTCCATAAAAACAACAATCAATTCTTTATTTACAATTCTACTATCATTTTTTAGAAGCAATTGGATTCTAAATGTATCAGCAGACTCGATGCAGCCTAAATAATAGTCAGAATTAAAGTATGTTGCATATAATCTATCATTCTCCCTAACTAAGGCAACGTTGAAAGGAAACCTGGCATCTGACTTTGTTTTTATGGCTTCAGCCAAATGTGGAAATATATTAATACTAGCTTCATATGCGCGGCTTAGTTCATCTTTATTTTCAGCATAACATAATTGCTCTTTTTGCTTTTTTAGCATTTCATTCTGGCTATCAATTAAAGCTTGCTGCTGTCCTAATGTTTTAACGAAAGCAAATAAAGTCGCCACAACGGCCGCTACCCCAACCGTCCCGGATAGATACGTCGCAAAATGAGCCCAATCACTTGGATCATCAGACGGCTCACTTTTTCCTAGCCAGGAGACATAAAAACCAATCGACACAATAGCAACGGCTATGATTCCCAATACCAGACACCAATTGAGTATATTTCTTTTTTTAGGCTTAGCCGTTTGTCCCGACACTTCCGCTTTATTTTCTTGATCCAATTCCCTTGCTCCCCTATTAATTTTCATTAGTGCTTAAAGCTATTCTGCACTGTCCCCCACCGCCCGCACAACGCCCACCACTACCCTCCCGCGCGAAGTCGCCACACCATGGCAACTCTTACCGTTCAAACAACTGATACCGCTTGAACCTGCGCAGGAGACAAGCATGGCCCAGGATTACCATCACGGCGTCCGCGTCGTCGAAATCAACGAAGGCACTCGCCCCATTCGCACCGTGGCCACCGCCGTTATCGGGCTAGTGGCCACTGGCCCGGAGGCAGACGCCGAACGCTTCCCCCTTGATACCCCGGTGCTGGTCACCGATATTTACAGCGCCATTGGCGCGGCCGGTACCACCGGCACCCTGGCCCGTTCGCTGCGTGCCATTGTCGAAGAAACCCGCGCCCTGTGCGTGGTGGTGCGCGTTGCAGAAGGCCAGGACGAAGGCGAAACCACCGCCAACGTGATTGGCAGCGTCACGCCCACCGGCCAAAAGACCGGCATCCAAGCACTGCTGGCCGCCGAACAGCGCTTTGGCGTGAAGCCGCGCATTCTCGGCGTGCCGGATCTGGATAACGAAAACGTCGCCACCGCCCTGATCAGCGTGGCCATCAAGCTACGCGCCTTCGCCTACGTGGCCGCCCACGGCTGCGAAACCAAAGAAGAAGCGGTGATGTACCGGGAGAACTTCGGCGAACGGGAAGCCATGGTGATCTGGCCCAACTTCCAGAACTTCGATGTGAACGCCCAGGAAAGCCGCCCGCTCTCCGCCGTCGCCAAAGCGCTTGGCCACCGCGCCCGCCTAGATAACGAAATCGGCTGGCACAAAACAATCTCAAACATGCCCGTGAACAGCGTCACCGGCATGACGCGCGACGTGTTTTGGGATCTTCAAGATCCCGCCACCGATGCCGGATACCTAAACGCCGCAGAAGTCACCACGCTCATCAACAAAAGCGGCTTCCGTTTCTGGGGCTCCCGTACCTGCACCGAAGACCCGCTATTCGCGTTTGAATCCTACACCCGCACCGCGCAAGTGCTCGCCGACACCATCGCCGAAGCGCATTTGTGGGCAGTGGATAAGCCGATGCACCCCAGCCTGGTGCGCGACATTATCGAAGGTATCAACGCCAAGTTCCGCGAGCTCACCCGCAAAGGTTACATCCTGGGCGGCGAGGCCTGGTTCGATCCCGAGCTGAACAGCAAGGAAGTGCTGAAAAGCGGCAAGCTCTACATCGACTACGACTACACGCCGGTGCCCCCGCTGGAAAACCTCATGCTGCAGCAGCGCATTACCGACCGCTATCTGGTCGATTTTGCCGACCGCATCAACGCCTAACAGGAGCAACTGACCATGGCACTCCCCCACATTCTTAAAGACTTCAACCTGTTCGGCGACGGCAACAACTGGCAGGGCCAAATCCCCGAGCTCACCCTGCCCGAGCTGGCCCGCCGCATGGTCGAGTACGAAGGCGGCGGTATGGAAGGGCCAGTTGACATCGACCAAGGTGGTCAACTGCAGGAATTCGAATGGACGGCCGGCGGCATGATTGTCGATATCTACGACAGCTACGGCAGCCCCATCCACGACGCCGCCATGCTGCGTATGACCGGCTCTTACGAATCCGACGAAGACGGCAGCATCATCCCGGTCGAGATCGTCATGCGCGGCCGCCACAAGACCATCTCAATGGGCGACGCCAGCAAAGGCGACAACAACCAGATCAGCGTCACCACCACCCTTTCGTACTTCAAATTAATCGTCGATGGCGAAGAGGTCATCGAGCGCGACGTGCCTGGCTTCATCTTCAAAGTTCGCGGCAAGGATCGCTTGGCAGAGCGCCGCGCCGCCCTGGGTGTGTAAAGCACCTCCACCCAACGGCCACCCCGGTGGCCCTACCCCTTTTCTTTTATAGGACACGACCATGACCGATCCCCAATCAGTTGAGAAAAACGAAGAGCAAACCACCGCTACCGCCCCAGGCGTGCCGACCGAAGTAGTGCCACTAGAAACCCCGCTGCAGCGTGGCAAAACCACGGTAAAAGAAATCACCGTGCGTAAACCCATGTCCGGCGGTATGCGTGGCGTCAGCTTGGTCGACATCATGAACTTCGAAGTGACAGCCCTGCATAAAGTGTTGCCCCGCATCACTACGCCATCGCTCACCGAAGCCGAGGTGAAAACGCTCGATATCGTCGACCTCATTCAGCTCGGCACGGCGCTCAACGGTTTTTTGATCCCAAAGAAATTCAAGGAAACCGAGGCCTAGCCCTTCAAAAAAGAGCCCTTCCCGAGTTCGTAGAAGACGCCATGGCGGATCTCGCCATGGTGTTCCACTGGGAACCCCAAGCCATGGACAACATGGAACTCGAAGAACTCATGCAGTGGCGCGAACGCGCCCGCAAACGCCACGAAGGCAGCAAGCCAAACGGTAAACGCACCAAATAGGAAAACAGCCGATGTCGCGTAATCTACGCCTGCAAGTCATGTTGAACGCGGTAGATCGCGTCACCGGCCCCCTAAAGCGGATGCGCCAAAGCGCCGGACAAACCGGCCAAGCCATGCGTGAAACCCGCGACCAGCTAAAAGACCTGCAGCGGCAGCAAAGCGACCTCACCAGCTACCGCAAAGCCAACGCCGCCCTGCGTACCAACACCCGCGCAATGCGCGACGCCCGCATGCGCAACCGCGAATACACCCAGGCACTGGAACGCCAGCGGGAAGCCCACACCGGCATCAAGTCCGGCCTGACCGTCGCCCGGCGGGAATACGATCGCCTCGCTCGCCAACTGCTCAACACCAAGCAACCCAGCGACCAGCTGACCGCCTCACTGGAACGCGCCCGGGTGCGCCTGCACGGCCAGCAAACCGAGTTCGACCGCTCCGCCCGCGCAATTCGGGAATACCGCAACCGAACCCGTAACGCAGGCGAAGAGATCAAGCGCCTCACCCAGAACCACGCCACCCAAACCGAGCGGGTGCGGGGCTTAAAAACCCGGCTGGATGAAGCGGGCATCAGTACCGACAACCTCGGGCGCAGCGCCCGGGAGCTGCGCACCAAAGAGGAACGCTTAAACACCGCGCTGCAGGAACAAAAGCGCCACCTTTCCGAAGTTGCCGAACGCCAGCGCCGCTTAACCCAGGCCCGCGACCGCTACCAGAATGGCATGGCCAACGTCGCCCGCGCCCAAGGGGTGGGCATGGGCATGTTCGGCACCGGCATCGCCCAAGGCTACGCCGCCTCCCGCCTGTTAACGCCTGGCGTTGCCTGGGCGGAACAGATGAGTACCCTACAGGCCGTTGGCCGCTTTGATGCCGACGACGAACGCTACCAAGGGCTACGCCAGCAATCCCGCGATCTAGGATCAACCACCGCCTTCAGCGCAACCGAAGTCGGTGCAGGCCAAGAGTTTCTACTGCGCGCAGGTATGAGCGCCGGGGCCATTCAGGCCTCAATGAAAGACGTGCTCGCGCTATCGCTGGCCAACAATACCGAGCTGGCCCGCGCGGCGGATATCGCCTCCAACATCGCCGGTGCGTTCAAGGTCGACATGGAAGCGGAAGGCGCCATGGCCCGCGTCGGGGATATCCTCTCCGGTACCGCCAGCCGCGCCAACGTTAACCTGGAAATGCTCGGCGAAACCATGAAGTACCTGGGCGGCGCCGAAGACCTCAAGCTCACCATGGAACAAGCCGCTGCTATGTCGGGCATTCTCGGCAATATCGGCATTCAAGGCAGCCAGGCCGGTACCACCATGCGCGCCATGATGAACCGGCTCACCAACCCCGCCGCCAAGGGTGCGGCCGCGATTGAAAACATCGGGCTCCAAATATCCGACGCCAACGGCAACATGCGCGCCATGCCCGATATCCTGCGTGATATCAGCCAAGCCACGGCAGATCTGGGCAACGTCGAACGCAAAGCCATCATGCAGGATATCTTCGGCGTGGAAGCGGGCTCCGGCATGGCGGAACTGGTCGACGCCATGGGCGGTGGCCAGCTGGATGACATCATCAATGCCCTAGGCGACAACATGGGCGAAAACGCCCGTATGGCCGAAGTAATGGCCGACAACATCGGCGGCGATTTAAAGAACCTGCGCAGCGCCTGGGAAGAAGTCGGCATCAGTATCACCGACACCAACGACGGCCCCCTGCGCGACCTGGTACAGAACATCACCGCCATCACGAGAAGCGTAGGCGACTGGATCAAAGCCAATCCCGAGCTGGCAGGCACCATCGCCAAAGTCGCGGCGGCCATGATCGCCCTAGCCACCATCGGCGGTGCTGTCACCATGACGTTTGCCAGTATTCTCTCCCCGCTGCTGTTCGCCCGCTTTGCCATGTCGACTCTGGGCATACAAGCAGGCGTGCTAGCCCCGGTGTTAAAAACTGCAGGCGCTGCCCTGTTTGCCGTGGGCAAAGCCCTCACGGTTGGACTACTCGGCGCACTCAAAGCAACGGCGGTCTTCCTGGCCACCAACCCCATTGGCTGGGCAATCCTGGCCATCGCCGCCACCGCCCTGGTGATCTACAAATACTGGGAGCCCATCAAAGGCTTTTTCCTGGGCCTTTGGCAGCAGGTGAAAGACGCCTTCGGCGATGGCATCAACGGCGTGTCGCGCCTGCTCATCAACTGGTCACCGCTTGGGCTACTGTATAGCGCCTTCACCAGCACGCTTGAGCGCCTGGGCATTTCAGTGCCGGAGAACTTCCGCAGCCTGGGCGGCTTTATTATCGACGGCCTGCTCGGCGGGCTGACTGAAAAGCTCACCGCCCTACGCGAACGGATAACCAGCATCGCCTCCAGCGTGGCCAACTGGTTCAAAGGCGTGCTGGGCATTAACTCCCCCAGCCGCGTGTTTGAAGGCTTCGGCGTCAATATCGTCGAAGGCATGATCAACGGCATCGGCAGCATGATCGGCGCCTTGCGTGACCAAGTGATGGGCATGGCGGGCAATATCGCAGGTTGGGTACAAGACGCCATGGGGAGCGCGCTGGACTCACTAAGCAATGGTGCCAACCGTGCTATCCAACTAGGAAAGGATACCGCCGCCGGTTTAGGGCAAGGGATACGCGACGGCGCCAATCGCGCCACGGAAAGCGCCGCTAATCTCGCCAACGACGTTACCAGCACCGTGCGCGGCTGGCTGGATATCCACTCCCCCAGCCGCGTGTTTGCCGCCATTGGTAACTACGTTTCCCAAGGCCTGGCCAACGGTATTGAAGCCGACGCCGATGGCCCCGTTAAACAAGTGCGCAGCCTCGCCACCCACCTGCGCAATGCCGCTGCAGGGCTCATGCTGGGCGCCGGGGTGGCATCCCCCGCTATCGCCCTGGAAGTGGAGCGGCCTACGTTACCCAAGATGGGCGCGTTAGAGATCCAGCGCCCCGAACTGCCCACGCTCTATAGCGAGGTGGCTACGCCGGAAATGCCCGATCTTGATGCGCTACGCATCGAGCGGCCAAGGCTGCCAAAGCTCCCCGAACTGGGCGCGCTGGAGATCCAGCGCCCCGAGCTGCCCACGCTCTATAGCGAGGTGGCCAAGCCGGAAATGCCTACGCTTGATGCCCTTCGCATCGAATGGCTAGAACTCCCCCAATTCGACCCGCTACGCATCGACACCAGTGGCATACAGATCGACGCCCGGCCGCCGCTGCAAAGCCACGCCAGCCAGCCCAGCGGCGGGCTGGTGATTAACGGCGGCATCAATATCGAGATTCACGCAGCCCCGGGCATGGATGAACAAGCATTGGCACGGCTGGTAAACGCCGAAGTACAACGCGCCCTGCGCGATGCCGAACGCCGCGCCCAGGCAAGCCAGCGCAGCGCCTTCCACGACATTGATTGAGGTACTGACAGATGATGATGATTTACGGCATGTTCGTGTTCGCCCTCGACACCGCCGCCTATCAAGAGCTGCAACGCCAAACCCGTTGGCGGCAGGAAGCCCAAGGCCGCGTCGGCCTGCTGCCCGCCCGGCAGTTTCTCGGCCCAGGGGAAGACACCTTCACGCTCACCGGCACCCTTCACCCCCAATTCACCGGCGGCCAGCCCCACCTGGATCAACTGCGCGACATGGCCAGCCAAGGCCACGCCTGGCCATTGATCGAGGGCACAGGGAAAAACTACGGCTTTTTTGTCATGGAAAGCCTAAAGGAGCGCAAGGTCGCATTGATGCGCGACGGCGCCGCCCAGCAAATTGATTTTGATATGGTGCTGCACCGGGTAGAAGACGATAACGGCAACCTGCTCGCCATGCTCGGCCCGCTGGCCGGTATGGCCATGCGCGCCGTGCCGAGGCTCGTGTAATGATTCCCGCCCGACGCCCCGCCTACGCCATCGGTGGCATGGCAGCCACCGGCCGCCTGCAAAGCCTGACTATCACCGACCGGCGCGGTACCACCACCGACGAACTCACCATGACGCTTGAAGACCACGACGGCCGCCTCGCTATCCCCCCGCGCGGCAAGATCCTGACCGTGGCCCTGGGCTGGGAAGGCGAAGCCCTGGTGGATCGCGGCAGCTTTACCGTGGATGAAGTCGAACACTCAGGCGCGCCGGATGTGCTCACCATCCGCGCCCGCAGCGCCGACCTGCGCAAAGAGAACCCCGCCAAGCGCTGCGTAAGCTATCACGAGAAAACACTCGAAGAGATCGTGGCCACCGCCGCCGGCCGCCTGGGCCTAGCGCCCAACATAGCCCCGGCACTGGCGGGCATCTTCATCGACCACATCGACCAAACCGACGAAAGCGACCTCCACTTTTTGCACCGACTGGCCGAACGCTATGACGCCTTGTGCATGGCCAAAAACAGTAACCTGCTGTTTATGCCAATGAACGGCGGCGTGACCGCTGGCGGTACACCCATCCCGGTGCTCACCCTCAAGCGCGGCGTAGGCGACACACACCGCTATCTCATCGCCGACCGTGAAGAGTTCACCGGCGTACTCGCCTACTGGAGCGACCTTAACGAAGCGGAACGAAAAGAAGTGCTGGTAGGCAGCAGTGACAACACAAAGCGCCTACGCCACACCTATGCAAGCGAGGCCCACGCCATTGAAGAAGCCAGCGCCGAACTCAAGCGCCTGCAGAGAAAACATTCAGAGCTAACGCTGGAATTGGCCGAAGGCCGCGCCGACATCTACCCCGAAACCCCGGTCACTGCACAGGGTTACAAGCCAGAGATCGACGCCACGCCCTGGATCATTGACGAAGTGACGCACAATTTCAGTGAGCGGGGGTATACCTGCAGTATTAGGATGGAAACGCGGTGAGTATCATAGTTCCCAACTTCGTATTGCCGATTTCTCAACCGCCAAAGTAATGGACTTCCCAAGCACATTGCTTGATCCTCCCCCTTCAGAATCAGTTGATAGCTTCAAAGTCCCCTGAATCATTCCCGAGGAGCCCTCACCCCACAGAACCCATATGCTGTGCTGCGGTTGGAGACTCATTACGGAAGACTTTTCTAAACTGCGATGACTGTTAACCTCTTGAATGTATATGAAGAATCAAAATTGTAGATAAATAACTTGAAATTTGTAGATAACATGTTGGACAAAAGGGACATGAAAGACTTATTCTTAATTAACAGTGATTAGACTGCAGACTTTTAAAATCAACAGCTTAAAAGATAAAAATCAATATGCAGTGCCTCGCAAAGGCACTGCATACTATATATAGATACACGGATGGCAAGGAGATAACTATGCAAAATCTTGATTGGATGACTAAGAAGCTGAGCACCGCTCAGACTTCCCCGGTTGCCATGCCAGGAGCTGTAGAAAATTACAGTGATCAAGAATGCTTCAACATGAATGACTTCCATGTTGGCCTGCCAGAAGCTAGTCAAATCAACTATGCCACATCCACTAGCGATTTTATTGCTGAAGGCTCCTATTTCTGCATCGGCTGATTCTAATTCTTTTACACGCCCGCATAGTTTGCGGGCTTTTTTTTTTAACCAGACAAGAACCAAAGTATGCCTAATTTTACACAAATAATTGAAGAGATGAAGGAAGCACAGCAGCAAGGGAACGATAACGCTCTAGACACTGTTAGAAAAAAATATATTGAAGCGCTATCTGAATACACGGGAAGAAATACTATTTGCTATTACTCATCGTTCCTTAAAAATGGGCAACAGCCAAATATTGATATTACAGACAGAGATAAAAACTATTTTATGGCCACTGTTTGCGGCATGGACAGTTCTAAAGGCTTAGATTTACTTTTGCACACACCAGGTGGATCTGTTACTGCTGCAGAGTCAATCGTACATTACCTAAATGCCATATTTGATGGTGACATCCGAGCCATAGTTCCACAGATATCTATGTCAGCAGGCTCAATTTTAGCATGTGGGTGTAAGTCAATTGTCATGGGAAAGCAAAGTAACATAGGGCCTTTTGACCCATGGATCCAAGGCTTATCATGTCACAATCTGTTGGAAGAATTTCAAAAAGCATCCGATCGAATTAAAATGGCACCTCACGAACAGGCTCTTTGGAATAAAATCATTGAAAAAATCCCTCCCACCCTTCTTCTAAGGTGTGAGCATGCTATTGAGATGGCCTCTTTGATTGTAAAAAAGTGGTTGACTAGCAATATGTTAAAAGATCAAGCAGACAAAGAACAGAATGCAGAAAATATAGTTTCATTGCTTAATAACCCAAGCCATACGAAAGATCATGGCAGGCATATTCACATGGACGATGCTGCAGAAATGGGGTTAATAATTGAGAAGCTCGAGGATGACCAAGACTTTCAAGATTTAGTGTTATCTGTTCACCATAGTTTTATGATAACTCTGGATAACACTACTATAAGCAAAATTGTTGAAAACCAAATTGGGGCCTGCATGGTAGCTCAGGCAAAATAAGGATGGCTTTAAACCTTATTGTCTCAAGCCCTAGAAGATAAGATACACAGCTCTATGAGGGTACACCTCACACCATCTACCATCTGCACCGTGCTCTTAGACTCGTAATTGATGTAAATGCCCCCGGCCACTCCAAATGGCCGGGGGTTTTTGCTGCCGCATCCTTCTGGCGAGGCGGATTCCGTCCCGCATGCTACAAGGCGACTAAATCACTATGCCAAATATGCTAAACAAATAATGTAAGCAATTTGCCATCTCTTTGTAAGAAATGGCTTACACCGCCCAACACCTGGCTTGCCTTACCACCACCCCCTTAAACTGCTGCACGGACACAAAGCAGCCTTGGCCACCATTCGTTGGCAATAAACGGCAGCGGCCACCCGCGCGGTGGGACTTGAACAACCGATACACACCGTCTACCTCTGCGACTACCAGGTCGGCATGGCCAAACGAACGCGCCTCATCAACCACCAGCACATCGCCCTCCATCCATAGCCCGCCTGGGCGCGCTTCCTCGCTAATCTCCACCAGAAAACAACTGGGCGGAAATTTACGCCTATCTAATTCTGCTATTGCTGGGTGCTCCACGCCCATTACCACTGGCCCCAAGTAATTTACTCGCATGCTGTTGCCCTGTACTTGCTCCACTTAAAACGACGTATATTAGCGTTTGCTTGTCGCTTCCCATGAGTATGATACTGTATAAATTATCAGCATCTGGCAAGGGTTATGAAGATAGCCTAATAGGAGATGACAATAGGTAATGGCTGACAAGCGAATTGGGCTACTCAAAATTGCTCCTCGATGTCGGGCAAAAAACCATATAGAATAGTGGCATGCTAGGAGGAGTGTTGGATGATTGAAGCAGTGGATTTGTTCTGTGGTGCGGGAGGGCTCACGGCTGGCTTACGTCAAGCAGGTGTCACCGTGCGCGCTGGTTACGATATCGAAGAAAGCTGCCGGTTTGCCTATGAGCACAACAATCACGCTCAGTTTATAAAGCAGGACGTTGGTGAGCTAACTGGTAACGACATCAATGGCTGGTATCAAGATCCTAACGCAATACGCCTTTTAGCAGGCTGCGCTCCATGCCAGCCGTTCTCTACCTATAATCAAGGCAAAGACACCACTAAAGATAAAAAATGGCCACTACTCGGCGCTTTTGCACGACTGATAAAAGAAGCTCAACCCGAGCTGGTCACCATGGAAAACGTACCCTCGGTCACCAAGCACAAGATCTATCATGACTTTGTGGAATCTCTAAAAGATGAGGGGTATCACGTTTGGGCAGATACAGTAAAATGCATTGAGTACGGCTTACCTCAAAACCGCCGTCGCCATGTACTGTTAGCCTCCAAGCTGGGGCCGATTGAACTGATGCCAACCACTCATCCCACGCCTGTTACTGTAAAAGAAGCTATCGGCACATTAGAGCCAATAGCAGCTGGTGCCGAAAATCTAAAAGACCCTCTACACAGAGCTGCCACGCTATCAGAATTGAATATGAAGCGTATTAAGCATTCAGTTCCTGGCGGCAGTTGGAAAGATTGGCCTAAAGAGTTAGTGGCAAACTGTCACACTAAAAAAAGTGGAGTGAGCTACCCCAGCGTTTACGGACGCATGCGCTGGGAAGAGCCCAGCCCAACCATGACAACGCTTTGTTACGGCTTTGGTAATGGCCGGTTTGGGCACCCAGAGCAAGATAGGGCACTGAGCTTACGTGAAGCCGCGATGTTGCAATCCTTCCCAAAGGATTATTTTTTCACTCCGCCTGAACACCCCATATTATTTAAAAAAATTGGACGCATGATTGGCAATGCAGTACCGGTAAGGCTTGGAGAGATTATTGGCGCAAGCTTTGCAAAACACATACAAGGGACTCTCCAAGCATCTTAAAATGTAGTTAAAGCTTTTTGTAGCCACCTGTGCGTATATAGTGTGAAACAGACCATAAAATGGCTCTCAAATAAACTATAGTATGATGAGCCATTAATGGCAGCGCATCGGGTGCTATATCCTGACCACACTCTAAAAAAGAGTTCCTACCATGCGCCAAAGCATTTCTTTTATCTTTAATATTAAATAAAATTTGAGAGATAACTCTGTTCTCGCTGTCAGGCCTTGGGCTGTGAAATCCATATTTTTTTGCCGCTTTCTTAATTTCCCTACAATCAATATTTCCTGAAAAAAGACCTTCCTTATCATATCCAATATAGACCATAGCCATACTGATAGGATGGTCGTTTTCATCGAAAACATTATTGATGTCGCCATTAACCGCTCGTTTAAAATGATTAGCAGTAATTTTCTGCAAATTGTCGCTTAAGCCGTAGTAAGAAACACCCTCTTCTTTGATAACCTTATGGATGGCGTCAATAGCATTAGACATAGTAGCTTCTACAAGATTATAAAGCAGCAGCAAACCACTTGAACGAAGCGTCTTCTCTAAATCACGATCAATTTTAATCAATGGTTGTAATATGCCACCAGGAGCCACTCCTCCATTAACTGCTGCCAAGTGATCGTAACCATTATCCCCAATCAATGACACAAAACTCATATATTGCTTAACTTCAACGCACCTATCCCTAAACGATAAATAAGCTTCATCGATAAAATACTTTTTTTCATTATCTGTCAGCATATTCAACCTCATTACCAAGCAATTTATCTCGAACAAAATGAATACGATCAATTACTTTTGGTAACGAATTGCTAGCATCAGACCTAGTCAGATGAATAAACTCTTTGGAATCTAGCCAACTAATGTCATAAATCTCTAAATTCGGATCAATATCTAGCGCTAGAGCAATACCAATTGATATGGCCTCAAACCTAATTCTAGGAACAGACATGTTTTTAGAGTTCTTTTTAAAGCCATGCTCAAAATTATCTCTCACAAAGGCCATTACGCTATTAAACCTAAACTCATACTCTTGTTCATCAAATACTTTACTATTCTGATCACTGAGATATTCATTAAGAAAGTCATCAACACTTTTCTTAAAGGATTTATAGCCATCATAGTAAGCAAAAAATCTTAGCACGAGCTCTTCGTATTCACGGCGCTTCGCACGCGCCTCGCTAACTGGGCACAGTTCTCTGAACAAAGGATCCGATGATAGCCTTTTCACAAATCTCGTAAATGAACCATCTCTAGAGCCAAACCGCTGCTCCATTGTCCAGAGCTTTTCACCACCAGTATTCAAGCGATCAAACAGTTGCCTGCGAGCATCTTCATCTACTTCTATGAGCTCAATCATGCGCATAGTTTTTCTATTGAAACGCAGACGACGAGGCGTGGGAAGATCCAAAAAAGTTAAGCCATTAAGCTTATCTAACTTTTCCAATCCTGAAAGTGTTAACTCCCCAGTTAAAAACCTAACTAATGTTCTTATACGTTGAGAGCCATCAACAATCTCCATTCGTCCTATATCCTCACCGTCGTCAACATCAGCAACGTATAAATATGGAATCGGAAGATTGAGCATTAAAGATTCAATAAATCTTGATTGACGCGTTTCACTCCAAACCATCTCGCGCTGATAATCTGGAACAAATAACTCAGCGCGATCATTATCAAGCTTCTCTAAAAACTTAGAAACAATAATTTCGACAGGATATTCACGAATATCGTAATCTGTTTCTTTATGCTTTTCTTTAATCTGCTTCTCAGCCTCTTCACCTAGCTGAGTTCTACTAGGCTTAAAAAAATCATCTTGCATTTAATCCTCCTTGGTCACATAGCTTTATAATTCCTAAAAAGCAATATGACTCAAATAAACGGCTAATTAAATCTCATTTTTTTGCTGCATTTATGGCTTTACAGTTACACAACCCACCCAATTCGAATCTCAGTCCGCCCCAAAACCTCTATGACCAAAGGACGCAAGTAGGCTAGGCGCATTACTAACCTTCCACTTTCCCTGTGGCCACTAGCCACAGAAACCCCTGTTTATCGATGACATTACAACCTGGCTTGTCTTCGGCCTCAGCAAGCTTGGCACCACTACGCCTTTGGCCTGCCACAAAATAATCCAGGTTTTTTGTCACCGACTTACGCACCACAAACCCATGCACCTGGGCAGTTTTCTCTAGCGAAGCGCGGGTTTTGGCATCAAAGCCAGAGAAAGTGATTTCAGGATTGCCAGAGCGCACTGCGTCCGGCATTTCAGGGCGGGAGCGAGGCGTAGCTTTGGTTGCATAAAGCTGTTCCTCGCCTTCCAAGAACTCCACGATGCGTTCAAGGCGAAAAGTGCGTATCGCGTTACGATTGAGACAAATACCACGCACCTTACCTGCGCTCATCTTGAAGTTAGTAAGCTCGCGGGTGCTTTCATTGCCGTCCGCATCACGATAAACAAAACGCAGGTTGCCGGTAGAACTGGGCACCGATTCAACCTCTTTGGGCGGTAGTTCTTCCTCCCAATCACTATCGTCATTACTCAAATCATCAGGGTAGTTGGCTAGTAAGTAGCCACGTAGCTGGTCAACCGGTAATTCAAGGCCATCTTCAAGCGGCAGCATTACCGCGCTTTTGAATTCACTAAAAGCATACTCACGCTCTACTGCATCGAAATTTTCTCCTTCAAGCGCCCCAGCCACATGGGTATCACATACCCTAGCAACATAAATGGCGATAGGCTCTTCTTCACCCTGATATTCAAACTCAACTAATGCGGTATCGACCGCTTCCCATGGGCCTATTGGCGCATGTTCGGTGGTAGTGTGCAGCTCTGGTGGTGGTCGCTTATCGACAGGTTCTGGCTTAGAAGGTGGTTCTTCTGGTGCAGTCTCAGCAGCTAGTGATGGTGGGGAATTGTTGGAATTGCCATCAAAGTTTTGCTGTTTTTTCGCTAATTTAGCATCCTTGCGTGCATTCTTCTTTGCCTTATCTTTAGCTATGTGCTGTTGAAAGTGCCAACGCAATGACCCCGTCGGCTCCCCTGCTTTTCTCGCCTCCTTGCGATCTTCAATGGCCACAATGAAGAAACCAAATATCGCTAGCCCTAAAATTCCCAGTGCGATTAACTCCATCCCCCACTCTCCCCACTTTTCTTTTTAGCAGCCTCAAAACCACACAACTGCCTTTATGGTTTTACAGTTACACGACCCGCCCAATACGAATTTCACAGCGTCCAAGTATCTCCACATCATGCATATCCTGCGGCTTGATCATTTCCGGCTGGTAATGGTCGTTGTCGCTAATCAAGTACAGCGCGCCGCCCGCCAGGCGCTGCACTCGTTTAATCCGGCGTTCGCCACTGACCAGCAGCAAAAACACACCTTCCTGCTTAGGGTCGCGGTTACTGCGATCCACCAGCACCCAATCGCCATCCGCCAGGGTGCCGTCCATCGAATCGCCACGCACTTTAACGCCTACCACTTGCGCAGGGTCTAGCCCCTGCTCGGAAAGCTCAGCTGTCGAAAAGTACAGCGTGGTTTTTACCGGCTCGCCTTCAAAGCTGCGGCCAGCGCCCGCTGCCGCTTCAATGTCGTACATCTTAACGGGTGAGAGATCCGGCCCAGGCTCATTAGCCGCCAAGCTCAAAGACTCACCACCTGATGAAATCGAACGATTCCCTGTTAGCACGTAATGAGTGTTCACCCCGGCAGCATGCAAAGCCGAAAGGTAATCAGCCTTGGGGCTGCGCTTCTCACTCTCATAGAGCATTTGGGTGTTTTTCGTGATGCCGGCAATGTCACCAAGCTCCGTTTGAGAGAAGCCTAGCCTTACCCGTTCCTCACGCAAACGCATCCCTATAGAACTCATTTAATTTCATTCCCCATTGACAATGAAATCATTTGATTCCATTCTAGTGATGTCTTTTACTTCACAACACACCGCAAGGGAGCCACTGCCATGGCCACACCTGCTGATATGCCACCGCTCATCACGGTGGAAAAACTGGTTATTAATCAGACCAAAGGCGTACTGACCCTTGAGTCGGCCCAGCAAGGCATTGAGGAGTACAACCGCACTTGCCGCCAAAAGCCGATCCCTTTCAAAGAACTGGTCAGAATTCTGATGATTCTGCAGGGCTTTGGCGTCATTGATGTCACCGCTTTTATCAAGCTGCGGCATCAAAACAGCCACCACATCACTTGGTCACTCAATGCCAAGGCGCAGCCCTAACCAGCCCCTTTAAAAGTCTTTTACTCCATTAAGGAAGCCTAACCCATGGCCACCGCTAACACCATTGCCCCAAAGCCGATTTATGCGCCCAAAGGGTGTAATTCGCCAATCATGACCTACCTCACCGAAGCCGAGCGCGGCAGCCTCGAACGCATTACCCAGCTGGAGATGCGTTCGATGTCGGCCACCGCTCGCATGCTCATGCTGCGCGGCATCGCCCAGTACGACCAAGAAACCCTTTCCGCCGATTAACCGTTGCTTCTCACACTGCATAAGGACATCCCTCATGTATCAGGACACTAAGCGCCTCCGCTCCAAGAAAAGCGTTTACCTGGATGAGTACGAAGACGCGGTGATTACCGCCCACGCCAACCTGTATGGCATGAGCAAAGCCGCGCTCATGCGAGAAATGATCATGAAACAAGCCCGTGAGCTGGTAGGCCTTGGCGACCTGCACGAAACCAGTATGGGGAAGCGCGCGGGGTAAATCCTCCCCTTGTTCAACCCCTGTTCCCCCCCCCTGAAAAGGTGCTGCATGCCCAGAGATAGGCGAACGGATATCACGATGGATGCTGAGCTAGACGCCATGCTCAGGCTGGTTCGTGAAAGGGAAGGCCTGAGTTCCGACGAAGCCGCTATGGAGTTCTTGCTAACGCGCGGTGTTCGGGTCGGCGGCATCAGGATGACCGGCCGAGGCCGCGCCTTATACGACGTTAAGAGAGGGTCACGTGACTAACGAAGAGAAAAAGGTCGCTAAGGAAAACGCAGAAGAGCTATCCAAACTGCGTTTTGGCTGCCCGCACTGTGGCTCCCATATGCGTATTCGCAGCTCAAGAACACCGCTCTCGATCTATCGCGAAATCATCTTTCATTGCACTAACGAATGGGCCTGTGGGTTCCGTTGCAATGGCGATTTAACACTTAAGCACACCTTATCGCCCAGCCGATGCCCTAACCCCGATGTCGGGCTGGAGACCTCCCCACGGGTAATGCAGCAACTTCGAATGGGCATGTATGCCAGTAACGACCCCAACTACGACGAGGAACCAAAATGAACGTTACCCCCATTAACGCCAAGAAAGCCTCCTTCGATATCGCCACCGAAGTGCTCTGGCAAAACCGCTGGGATAGCCGCGCCGAAGCGCTTCGCATCACCATCGGCACGCTGGTGAATGACTACGGCATCGCAGAAGCCACCGCCGAAGTGGCCGCCATTCAGGCCTTCGCCGCTCTGGATAGCGTCAACCTGGATTCAACCATCGACCTCACCGCCAGCACCTCCCATGTAGTGGTGCTGCGCACCCGCAACGGCTACCCGGTGGTGTTCACCGCCCGCGACCTCGACCGCATGATCCAGCAGGCCCGCGATGCTGGCCTAGCCCAAGTGGTCGATGCCGATACCCGCCGCCCTGTCGTCCTCGAGCACTGAGCTGAATTACTGAGCTGAATTACTGAGAGAGAGCCATGGCCAACGTGACCCCACTCCCCACACGCAAAGTGCCGCCCCGCGTTCACTCAGACCGGGCGGGCTTTGGTGAACTCCGCGCCGAGCTGCACAGCCGCGCGGCGGATCAAGACTTGATCAGCGTCTGGGCGGATCTCCCCTTTCCGGAACGCCGCTTTGTGTTGAAAAGCGCCGGGCTAACCGCCGATGCCACCCAGCAAATCAACCAGCTAGCCAAGCCGGAACGCGCCGCCGTGCGTGCCGCCATTCACCGCATGAGTGACTACGCCAGCGGCCTAAAGGATCAACTGCGCAACCGCGCCCATCACCCTAGCTGCGAACTGGCCAGCCACGCCCGCCAAGCCCTGGCGGAAGGCAACACCAAGGCCGCCCTGCACTGGCTCAGCCTGATCGAAAAGGGGTTGGCATGAACGTTAATAAAACCATGCTCGGGCTCTATGAAGCGCACGCGCAACTGGAAAACCTTGCCGCCGAACTGCAAGTACAGCCGACGCAGAACAGCCAGATGGCCGGTGAAGAGCTTAAACGCGAAGTGGAAAAACTTGGCCGTCAGCTAACGCAAATCGAGGGCGTATTAGGTGATAACGATCTGGCCATCGTTGCCACGCTGGCGGCGGCCTTTAACGAAAACCCGCCCCGCTTCATCGGCGTAGATATGGGTGGGGTGAAGCGGTGAGCGCCCTTGAAAAAGCCTTTGCATACAGCTCTGGCACCAAAGACTGCTACCTGTATTTAAAGGGCCACTTTGGGCGCCTGCCCTCGCTGGCGGAAAAACTGGCGGGTGTCTATGTGCACGTTTCCAAACGGCACGGCCACGCCGCCGCTAACCGCTGGTTAGCGCGCAACACTCGCGAGCTCATCGACCCGGCCAGCGTGTACCGCCGCTTCCCTACCATCGCCAAAGATCTGGAGCGCGGCTTTAACGGGCTGGTCAAACGCGCGCCCACCACCATCGAAGGCTTGCAGCAGGGCTGTCAGTGGCTGGCCAGCGTCGAAAAGAACCTGGTGCTGCACGGTTTGAACGTGACCCACGACGATGAAGCGTTTATCAACCATGCCGATGCCCAGGCCACGGCCATCGAGCGCGAACGCAGCAAGCTGATCGGCGGCATCGCCGAGCATAACCGCCGCCTGCGCCTGGGCTTGCTGCCGCCACCGCTGAACCTGAAAACGCCCAAGGCGCGCACCCTTTCCGGACAGGCGCGGGAAGTCGCCCTGCAAATTGCGGATTCCCGCAGCCCGTTAAGCCCGCCGCTGGGCGTCATTCCATTGATGGCAGTGTTCAACTGGCACCGTGCGCCGGTCATGAGCCTATCCGTCGTCAATGAAATGGCGCTCGTCAAAGCACGCCACCGTGCACGCCTGCACGGCATCAACCCGCCCAGTCTCAAGCTGAAAAGCGCCGTGCAGTTGGCCAAACTTACCGACCCTATTTGGTGGCGTCGGCAGCTGCGCCGCCTGGGCGGCCGCCGGTTGGAACAGGTACAGCGAGAAGCCCATCGTGTACACAAGCGCGCGGGCATCTACTGCAGCAACGTCACGCTCGACCGCCGCCGCGCACAGAAGAACCGCAACCGCGCCCTGCTCGAAGCATTGGAAGCCATCAACCAGGAAGGCCAGGTCTATACCCTCGCCGAGCTCGCCGAGTTGGGCTTATCGAACCCCGACCACCGCCGGGCTGAATTGATGCTGCGCATCAGCGATACCGAGGCAGAGTCCCGCCGGTTGGGCCATGTGGGTATGTTCTACACCATCACCGCGCCCAGCCGTTTCCACCCGGTGATATCCGAAAACAGCGTCAGTAATCCGAAGTATGACGGCAGCACCCCGCGCGAAGCCCAGGCCCACCTGCAGCAGGTATGGGCACGCGCCCGCGCTGCGTTAGCCCGGGAGAACCTGGGCATTTACGGCATTCGTGTGGTCGAGCCCCACCACGACGGCACGCCTCACTGGCACCTGTTGCTGTGGATGAAGCCGGAGCACACCCAGCGAGTAAACGAGATCTTGCGCAGCCACGCGGAAGCGGACACCCCCGAGGAACTGTTCGACCGTCGCGGCAACAAGACAACTGCCCGCTTCAAGGTAGAAAAGATCGACTACAAGCGCGGTACCGCTGCGGGCTACGTGGCCAAGTACATCAGCAAGAACATCAACGGCGAGCAGTTCGTCCGCGATGGCGTGCAAAACGATGACAAAGACCGCTATGGCCACGAGCTAAACAGCGTCGCGCCACGCATTGAGTCCTGGGCAGCGGTGTGGGGCATTCGCCAGTTTCAGTTCGTCGGCCTCCCCAGCGTCACCGTGTGGCGGGAAGTGCGACGCCTGAACGAAAAGCACATCGATGAGCTGGAGAGCTGGGAGCAAGCCACCCGCCCAGATAAACGCATCGCCGGCCGGTTGGAACAGATCCGCAAGGCAGCCAACGCAGGCCAGTGGGATCAGTTCCTGCGTTTGATGGGCGGCCCCAATCTGCCCCGCAAACAACGCCCCGTTAAGCCGTGGACGATGCCCCGCGTGGATCTTGACCGTGCTGAATTCAGCCACGCCACCGGCGAAGTGCTCGAAGGCGTAGAGGCCAAAGGCCGCCACGGCGAAAGCAAGCTGGGCACCTTCGGCATCGTCGTATCCGACGGCCGGGGCAACAAACACGAATACCTGACCCGCTTCTACCGCTGGCAAGTGCGCGGCAAGTCGCAGCGGCACCAGGGGGGTTCGGGAGGCGGCGAAGCCGCGTCCCCTTGGACTCGTGTCACTAACTGTACGCAGGGGCCAGATATCCAGCCCCGAGAGCCATCACCGGAAGAGAAAAAAGCCCAGCGCGAACGTCTCGAAGAGTGGAAGCGCTCAGAAACTTACCGGGCCGAAGCGGAAGACGCCTTCCGCGAAGGCCAAGAAGCCATAGAAGCCGCGCGAAAACTCTTCGCGCCGTCCAACCCTACCCAGCAGGAAGAGTACTTCCCGCCCGAACTTTGCTAACCGAAGGAAGAACGATGGCAGATAACGCCGACCGCGCCGCGGTCACCATCCAACAAAGCCTGGAGGCCACGCTGGCACGCCGCGCCACGCTCGCCACCCAGGCCGCCAACGATGAATGTGTTGATTGCGGCTACGAGATCCCAGCCCAACGCCGCAAAGCCGCGCCCTGGGCCACCACCTGCATCGAGTGCCAGGGCATTCGTGAGCTAAGGGGGCGGCATGTGCGCAAATAAATTAATTGAGTGTTTGCAGCATCAATCGAGCACCAAGGCTCATGATTTCAGTGACCGCTTTGCGAACGGCATCGCTACTGCCTTTTTTGGCGGCATCAGCCAGTTGGTCACCCAAGCTCGGTTCATCGGTAAGGCTGGTCGGCTTGATCTTAAGCACCTCAAGCCCCTTGGCGGTCAGTACGCCGTTCTTAACGATTCGATCATTGCCATCCTGTTCATCCGCGTGGATATACCCCGCTCGGCGCAGCCACTCAACCGTAGCAATAAAAAAGACAGCATCAGGGGAAGCCCTATCGCACTGAGAACTTTCATCATACTGAGTTGGCTGTTCTACAAAGTCTCTGGCTTGCAGATTAATGGGTACCGGAAAGCTGTTGTAAAAACTAGCCAATACCTGACCACTGAATTCATCAAATTTTTCAATATTGCTCGTTTGTGTCATGAGGCCGCCCACCATGAATAGTGATCAAAAAGAAAGAATCCTATCGTCAGTTGATTACCTAGTCACCCAGCAAACTCGCAACCTGATGCCATACGACGAAGCTGAGCGAATTTGGAATAATCTTCTGGCCAACGCACCAAGAGAAACGATAGCCGAAGGGCTGGCCGTATCACTAACGGGTCTCAAATCACAGGTGAACACCTGCCCACTTGCGCAACAGCTCCAGGCGCTTTGCTCAAAGAGGCATCCATGACTCAAAAGCAACCTGCTCGCGGTGGCGCCGTGGCGCGGCAAGCCGCCATGCTCTGCCAGGATCGCGCCTTCCAGCTCTACCTGGATCGCCGCCGCCGGGCCAAGTTTGGCATTGAGCCCAGCGTCTTACCCGACGGCACCCACAACGGACAGGACGCCCGGGACTGGCTATGTGCCGCCTGCCAAATCAACAGCCGCGCCGAGCTGGACAGCAACCCAGCCGCGCGCCAAACGTTTCGCATCATTCGCAACCGCTTCAACCGCTGGCGGGCGAAAGAAAATGGAGAAAAGAGCCAATGAGTATTAAAGACCAACGTGATATCGATAAAGAACTTACCGATGCTTTGGCCCGCGCAAAGGCAGGGGTAGACCTGGCAATGATCGAGCTGCCGGATATCGTGGTTTTCCCACGGCTAATTCCGGCAATGCCCGCGACAGCAAGAAAAGCGCGCAGCACTGGCATCCTATTAGGGAGGCCTGGGCCACGATTCGTGAAGCGTGGCCACCATGTGCGCTATCGCCTATCTGACGTATACGCCTGGCTGGAATCAAGCGAGAGCTATTCAAGCACCGCTGAAGCATCAATGCGCAGCGCTACTTCCATCGCCTCGTAACTCCTTGCCTATGACCTCTTTCCCCTGCCCGATCTGAGCAAAAAGCTGTACCGCGTTACGCTTATGGTCGGGCTGGAGGTGGGCATAGTATTTGATCGTCGTCTGAATATCCGAGTGAGCCATCAGCTTGCTCACCGTGAGAAGATCCACTCCCGCCATGACCAACTGACTCGCAAAGTTATGGCGAAGCGTATAAAGCACCATTCCATCATTAAGCCCTGCCAACTGACGCACCCGCTTCCACGGCTTCCGCATTGCATCTTTGCCCAGCCGCTTGCCCGTAACGGGTGATGAAAAAACATAGCCGCTGCTGGGCTTCCCTTGCTGCTCCCACCACGTTTCCAGCACTTCCATGGCCGGATCTGAAAGCGGGAAAGTTTGCGGCTCGGGGGATTGGTGCGCGGTTTTTTCGATGATTTTGCGAACGCTCTTAAACTCGAAACTCACATGCGGCCAACGAAGACCAAATAAATCACCTGGTCGAAACCCGGTGTAATACATGAGCAGTAGCCACGGCGTGGCATGATCGACATAGGCCACACCATCCAGGTCGGGTAAATACCGCTTACCATGAGCCCGGCTGCTTCTTCGCTGCGCCCGCTTTTCCTCCTGGTAGGCATCCAGACCAGCAAAAAAGGCGTCACGCTCACTAGCCTCCAGGTAACGGCGACCCTCGTCCGCTTCGAGCTGATCGTCCGTAAGCGCTGGCTTTTGGAGCTTGATATCTTTTAGCGGGTTTTGAGTAATGACGCCGCGCTTAGCCGCGTGGTTAAGCAGTGTTTGCAGTGCGCCATAGGAACGTTTCAGGGTTTGGTAAGCCTGGGGTTTTACCGGTGGGTCTGCATCTGGGGCTCCCGCCTCTTTTTGAGACTGCCAGCGCTCAACGTCAGCCAGGCCGAGTGTATCCATAGGCTTATCAAGCCACTCGGGAAAGCTATTTTCGATACGTCTTAGGGTGGCGTCGCCATCCTTGCGGCGCTTCTGGTGATCGGCATAATCAGTATGCAGGTAAGATCTAAGCGTTTGTTGCTGCTGGTGTTGCGCTTCGGCTTTCGTCTCTTCAATCACTGCGCGCGGATCGCCACCTTGGGCAACGACAGCCAACGCCTCGCGCGCGGTTTCTCGCGCTTGAGTAGCGGTATAGACACCAAACTTGCCAATCGTGAGCACGCGCCGTTTATTCAGCGTGTTGTAATAAGAGAGCCGGATCGACAAGCCTCGCTTGCCAGCGCGAACGTGGTAACCTCCAAGATCCGAATCCCAAACCTCATCACCTTCCGCCAGCTCTTTGGCCAGACGCTCCATTAGTCGCGCTGTCAGCTTCGCTGTAGTCTTATCCATAAAAACTAGGTTCCAAATAGGTTCTAAGCGGAGGATAAAAGAGGGGCAATGCGTCGACAAGCAGAAAAGAAGCCTAGCCCATAAGTGATTGATTCAAAATAACTCTAGTTATCCACACATTTCTGGGGATATATCGAGTTATTTTATCCACAAGCCTTCGGGAGGCAGAGGTCGTAGGTTCGAATCCTGCTATTCCGACCAAAAATTCCGGAAAACGGCCACTTAGCTAATACAGCAAGTGGCCGTTTTTTGTTGGGAGAGGTTCTAGGTAGCAAATAGGTAGCAAAATAAAAACATTGGAAGGGAGGTAGCTAATGGCAATGTCATCGCAAAAGCTCACCCGCTTCACCTACCGCCTACGCCAGAATTCGAACGGTGGCCACTACGCCTGGTTTGAAATCCGAATCCGCTCGCAGAGCCAGCGCGTCAAGGGCGGTTCTTTGACCGCATTAGCCGTTGTATTGTTTGATGAAGTGCGTGTTTTTCATCGCCCGCACCCATCACCGGATACCGATAAGGGCGCTGTGGCCAGCATACGCAAATGGTTAGAAGAGAACGGAGAGACGCCATGA